ATGAACGAGAGCAACAGCTCAGAAGCCTTGGCCGAATGGCACAAAAGGCTCAATGACAGGAGGCAATGGACGAACCCTGCGGTCACTTACCGGTTTCTGGCACGCATGGCCGAAGACATGCAGGCTGGCGGGCTGGTCGATCCATTGGAGCGCTTTGAGCTCTTCGAACTGGCCAGCGCCGCTTTCTGCCACTTCACCGAGGAAGGGAACCACGAATGGCGGCATCAGGCGTCGGACTATCTGGCCTACAACAAGGGCGGCGTCGTAGTCGGCAGCCTGCTGAACTCCCGATACGTGCTTCATGAGGCCGACCAGTCGCCCTACCATGCCGCCCATTTCGCCTTTCTCGACGAGAAAAACGACCTCATCATGAGGGATTACAAGAAGTACGGCGTGCTTGAGGGTCGCTACATCTATACCGAAACCGGCCAGACGCTGACGCTGGTTGAGCAATCCAGGCAGATCAACGGCGTGAGCTATCAACGCCTGAGCGATGAGGATCAATATCGAGCGCTTGTCGACGCCTCAGCGGTAGCGCTCGACCAAGGCGACTTCAAGGCCTACGTTTCGCTGTGGGAGCGTCATAGCTACTCGATATTTATCAGATGCCTTCACTGCCTGGATGGATTCGCGGTGCGTGACGATTGCACGCACTGCGATGGACGAGGCTTTATCGAAGATCCGGAATGCCCGAACAAGCTGCCGCAGTCACTCAGCCGCCCAAGAGGCGTCCCGACAGAGTAGCGGCACGCCCACCCCGCCCATCTACACCTTGCGTATCCCGAACTGCGCTGCCTTGACTATCGAGTCCTGCGTTACGCCTGCAGCCAGGTACAGGCCCATGCGTGAGGTGACCACGGTTTCGCTCATGTCAATCGTGCCGCGCTGTGTTTCCAACGCCCCGGAAAAGCTGGCCGGCATGGTGAACGGCTCTTGGTACTTGTCCATCGACCGAAAGTAGGACGTTGACGAAGCACCGCTGACAGTCTTGGTGATGGTCAACTCAGCCTCCCAAGCCAGAATGCCGCGCGACGAACCCATGATTTCCGCTGCCGACACCATTTCGATAACGTCGCCGGCCGCCAGGTTGGTCTGTACCACGTTGGCCGTGGGCTGCATGTAGATGTAGCCGCCCGCCGCCGCCATGTTGCCACGCAGCTCGATGCACTGCGCCTCACCATAGGCGGCAGGCTCCTTGTACCAACGCGTGGTGATCCCGGTCAGGCCAGAGCCAACGGCTTTGTAGCCGTCCGCCAGCACCGACCCGGCCACAGCATTCACGCCAGCCGGTAGCGCACCGCCAGTACCCGCCAGCAGAGGGTTGGCATTGAGGCAACCGAACGGGCGGATGGCCGAGTAAAGGTCGCCAGCGTCAGTGGGCAACGGGATGCCGGGGAATTCGAAGTTGGCGGTGATGATCGGCACCACCCGCGAACTGATGAACTCGGCGCCCAGGATGTTGGGATGCAGGCCCTCGACTGTCATCGCTTCGGTGAAGCCGTCCCAAATGTTCACGACCGGCACGAACTGGCTGACGTAGTTCAACACCCAGTCCTTGTAGGCGATCGCATCGGCCAGCGCCTGCCCGGTCAGAGCCCTGCTACCGAAGCGCGGCGTACCAGTGCCAACGATCAGGTACTTACCGGGCGTGTTCAGGAACGCGGTGACGACCTTCATCACATTGGCTTTCGTGTCGGCCAGGCTCATACCTGCCGTGGTGCTGTCGTTGGTGCGTGACAGCAGCAGCCACAGGTCGGCAGTTGACGATGCAATGCAGGCCGGAAGCCTGGCCAGAAACTGCCCGGTGTGGTCCCCGAGCTTGCCCTGGTTGTCGACGTAGCTCGGGAACAGGCCGGTACGCGCCGCGATCCAGCCCGCATAGCCATAGGCCTCGGTGCCAAACGCCGTCGCCGCGATGGTGTGGCAGTTGCCCGAGAAACTATCGCCGAGCAGACCCAAGCCGCGCCGGATCGGTTGGCGACGTGGGATTGGGTTGACCAGAAGGCTCATGCGTACACCTCAAACGCAGCGCCACCAGCTGGCACATAGCGGATCGTCGCGGGCGGAATGCTCAACTGATAGCCACCGTCTTTCCATAACGTATCGGTGGTGATCCAGTTGTCACCGGCCTGGATCTGGATCGTCACGGACCCGCCGTTCGCCTTCACTGCCAACGTTACTTTCATCGTGCGGTCGTAGGTTTCTTGCTTCGTTGCTGTCTGCACAGTGCTTCCCCGGCGGCCTACGGCCTGGCTGAATTGGTGGTACTGGATAGCTCATCGACAAAGCGGTTACACGCCTGCCCTGCTATTCGGGATTGGTCATAAGCCTTAGCCAGCTCTCTCGCTCGCGCGTCAGCCCTGCCGAGCAAGTCGGAGAGCACCATGGCGGCGCGGGTGGCTGCCTTGCCTCGCTCGGAAGCTCCGGTATCACTGGGCACGCAACTTGCGGTTGCTGCCATCTTTCCGGCTTCGATGCGCATGAGCTCACCAGAAGCATCATCGACAGAGCCATCAGTAAGCGCAGCGGTCTGTTCTTGTCTTGCATCGTTTGCCACCTGGTTGGCCGCTTTCTGGCGGCGTTGCTCTTCGGTTCGGTACTCGGTGGTCGTGGTGGCCACCGCTTCGGATTGGGCGCTGACTTGCTCGGCCCACTTCGCCTTCCAGGCCAGATCGGTGACGGTCACGCCGTGCCGGTATGCCCCGTACAACGCACCGGCCAGCGCCAGCAGGATCAGCAGTAGGCCGAATGCCTTCCACGGCAGGGCCTTCACGCCAGCACCTCAAGCGCCCGCGCATAAAGCGCCTGCCGATCAGCCAGGCCGTTCGTGCCGCCGTTGATGCGCTTGGTGATAGTCAGGAAATCGCCCTTGTCGGCCAGCGCATTGAGGTTGGCCCGGTCCCAGAACCATGCCGCCGACATGGCGGCGTGGTCGGGTTGTTCGAGCAACTCGGGATGGTTGATCAGGTCCAGGCCCAGCGCTTCGGCGCACGCTTCATAGTTGGCCCGCCCCGTCACCTGAATCAGCCCACGGCCCCGATACAACTGGCCGTCGCCGTCGGCCTCGGGTGTGTTGCCAAGGCGCTCCGCCAGCTTGCCGGTGTCGTACTTCGACAGGTAGGCGCTACCGCCCAGCTCGCGCACGTAACGCAGCTGACCGGACTCATGACCAACCTGGGCGATGAATGCCGCAATGCGCAGAGGGGTCACGATCTGGTACTTGCTCATCGCCGTGTTGAGGACGGGTGCAAAAACGCCGGCTCTCTGACCGGCGTTCGGGAGGATCTGCAGCAGCTGCTGCGCGGTGATCGGCATTTCGGTTTCTCCAGGCAAAAAAATACCCGCTCGATGGCGGGGTGCGGGTGCTGCTGTGCGGGTCTTACGCGGCGGCAGGTTCGGCCGCTGGCTGTGCAGCAGCCTTGAGCGCTATTACCTCGGCGCGCAGCTCCTTGACGGCTCCCATCAAATCGGTGATCAAGGCCATCGGGTCGAGCTGCTGAATACGTGGATTGCCATTCTCGTCCGCGCCGTCTTTCTCCCCGGATACGGCAAGAGGGTTAACTGCCTGCGCCTCATGCGCGATCAAACCCTGGAATACCGTATCGCCACCTTTGAAAACGTCGCCAAAGTTCTTGCGCTGATAGGTAACAATACGATAGGCGTCAATTCGATCAAGGAAGGATTCCGGAGTAAAGTCCTTGATGTACTTCTTGATCCGATAATCAGACGTAAACAGGGTGAGGGTTCCTACATAAGTGTTATCAATGTAGGCATCAATGTTTGAACTCGTCCAGTTGAAGTTATAAACGGTGCCGCCTCTGGAGCCATTAAACCCAGTTCGACACCATGTACCAGCAGACTCCAGACGACCGGTTACCTGCATTGCACCTTGCAAGGCCAATATACCTGCGGAAGAGTTTATAAGCCTGACATCATAGTCGGCAGCTGTGTTGTTGTAATGGAAGTCGATATACGGGGCGTTGTTGCTGAGTTCCAAGCCTGCAAAAGTGGGAGCAGAGGCAGGGCCGATACCTAGAGAATTGCGCGCTGTAGTCTGGCTGTTGCCGCCAGTGCCGCCTGATGCGATGCCGATCGGGGCAGCAGTCACAGAAAGCGACGACACCGTAAGCAAACCTTCGTAGCTGTAAGTCATCGAAGGGCCGGTAGCATTATTGGCGGCGTTGACAGATCGCCAGGTGAAACCGCCAGCGCCGCCGCCACGATTTACAACGAAGTGGCCCTCACCCTGTGAGCCAGAGTTCCAGCCCATGTACATGCCTTGCACGTTATAGAGCGCTGCCGCCTGCTGAACCCCAAGCTCCGAGAAGACAATGCGCCCATCGGTTCGGCCCGTACCGCCCTTCGCGACCGGAACTGTATTCTCTACAGCCACCGAGCCCAAGCCTAGCCCAGTACGCGCCTCCGCTTGGTTAACTCCGCCAGTGCCGCCCTTGGCCACCGGAAGCGTTTCATAGTTGCCGGTGGTGCCGAGTGCGGCCATTTTGTCGCCAAACTGCACCCGCAGTTGGTTGAAAGCGTCGCGCAGCATTTTATCGTAGCCTTGCACAGGCATGATTGCGTATGCGGCTCCGCTGACTGTCGCGCCCTTGTAGGGTGGCAGAATGGAGATAACCGTGGGGCTGGCCACGTTGGCGATCTCGTAATTAAGTCCGTCCGGACCTACGAATGCATCACCCACTCGCGAGTTAGCGTCAAACGCTACGTTCACGCCAGTTACAGCTGTTGATCCGTTTGTCACGGATACAGTACCGTTTCTAAGCCAAGGCATATTTGTTACTCACTAAATGGATTTCAGACATTCGTCTTTGCGAAGACTGCTGGTAGGAAGAATGCTGTTGGGTTGGCGGACGCAATAGTGATCGCGTAAAGCTTGCTGTTCGGAAAGTCCCACCAGCAATACAGTGCCCGAGATATGGCACTACCCGAGTTCATTCCCATGCCGAAAGAATTAATCAATAGATATTCGTTCTCAGGAAAGTTAAACGGTACTGAGTAATAACACCTAACAAGATTCTGGCTGGTGTAATCAAACCTCTCATAGGTCCACGATTGGAACGAGCGAGTGAAGTTTGCACTTGAAGTACCAGAATCAAACAGCAAGTTGGTTGCGCCATCCCATAGCCGCATCCCAAAATCAGCCACCGGTTGAGCGGCAAATTGAGCGACGAAATAGCGGCCGTTGGGTTGAGCGGTGTTCGCGTCATACGCCCTTACGTAGAAACCTGTCCAGTTACCGGCCGATCCGATAAGGCGCATCATGCAAAGCCCTGCAACCGCATTCACAGTGTCGGGCCGCACAAACACCAAGGGCGGCTCCTGTGATGTAACAGGCCGAGGAAAGTAGGTAGTTGAGCCAAGCCCGCTTTCCTCGGTGGGCTGATAGCGCCCTGAAGCAATCACCATCAGGCGCGCGTATTGCGAATCGAGAACTACCACATTGCTGTTGTTGGAAAACTCCAGGCCATATGCTTCCGCCATTATGAAAACCTCATGACAAGCAGGCGCATGGTGCCGGTTGAAACCGTGCTTGAGCCGTAAGTTCTGGTGTGGTTGTAAACCCTGGCGACACCGTCAACGAGTTCCGTTTCGTGCTGCCTCTGATTGCTGTCGTAAGCGCCAGCCGGTATCACGATTGCAACACCGTTACCCGGACCGACACCCGGCACAGCAAAGTCCTGGCTGGTCTTTGTGGCGCCGGAGAAGGTAACGAGCGTCGACAACACAACCCGGATCGTGAACGAATTCTCGTCCAGCTGAAGCGCAGCATCTGCGCCCCATACCCTCATTCCGTTGCTCATTCGCTGAGGTCCCCCAACTGCACGCGCTTGACGTTGTTGGCGTCGTACACGCGTACGGATCTGTTGGTGACCACCAGCCTGCCGCCTGCAGCGCCTGATCCGTTAATCTCGAGCGTTCCGTCCTTGCGCAAGATCCATCCACGCTGCCCGGCCACGTAGTCGGTAGAGCTGATGAAGCTGCCGATTTTCGCGTTGGTGATCGTGCCGTCCATGATGAAGGTCGGACCGAGGAACAGCTGCCCGTTCTGGGCAACGAACGGAGTAGATATCGCGCCGCCCGCCAGCGTATTTACCAGCGCGAACCGGTCGGCAGACATGAGGATCTGGCTCTGCAGCACCCCGCCAACGTTCTCAATCCCTGCGCCTATCCCCGCCATGACGTACTGGCCGTTGGAGTTGACTTGCAATTTGACGGTGTACATCGCTGTGAGCTTGCCGTCCGTGGTCGCCTGGGCAGAGCTGACCGTCTGAACGGCTGCGCTCGCGCCGTTGGCCGTAGCCTGCACTTGGTCCAGCTTTGTGGACAGCGCACCGTCAGCGGTCGACCTGGCATTCTCTTCAGACTGAATGGCCGCCTGAACCGTCGCTTGGTTCGTGGTGACCGTCGCCGTCAGGTTCGTAATTTTCTGGGTGGTAGCCTCCCTGTCCGTAGCTTGAGCAGTTTCAACGATGCTGATTTTCGACTCTGTGCCTCCCACCCGAGCATCCAGCAACGTAGTGCGCTGAGCCTGGGCAAAGTCCTGCTCTGTCCTGACCTTTACTTCCTGCGCGTAACTGGCCGTGCTGTCCCACCCTTTCAATGCTTCGAGCAGATCGCCTTCCACGCTGTCTGATCGGTACTGAGCTTGAACCGCTTGCAGCTGGGTAGCTGTCGCGGTGGTCTTGCCGTCAACCGTCGAGATATCGGCGGTGTTCTTGCTGACCTGCGCCGCTTGGGCATTGGCCGAGCGAATCGACTGCCCAGTATTGACCCAGTACGCCGGGTTCGGCGGACCGTTGGACCCATCGGACGCCGCCGGAACCGCCGCAATGGCCGTCCAGAGGTTGTCACCCACGCGCACGGTGTTGTCGCGCACGTAGGCATCGGTCGGCGCGTAGACCAGAGCGTCCGTGATTTCCCCGATATTGGCTTTGAGCTCTTCCAGTCGCTCGTTCACCGAGCCAACTCCGTCGCCATCGATGAGGTCGATCCGGTCCAGCAGGTGCTTGGCCAGTTCAGTTTCCGAAATCTGGTCGGCAATCATTTCAAGGATCGCTCCAGCATCACTGCTGGTCTGCCCCATGACGCCAACGCCAGTCGGATACCACGGACCCACATTGCCGGTCCGATCCACAAGCCTCGCCCAGAAGAAGAATGTCACCCCCGCCAGCAGCCCCTGCATGACGTGTTCCGACTGCGGGTAGGCCAGGTCGCTGAGCTTCGTAGCCTTGGCCAAGTCGGTCGTCGGCCCGTACCAGATTTCTGTGCGCTGTGTGTCCTCTGCGCCTGGTGGGAAAGTCCACTTGAGCGCGATCCCGAATATCAGCGACGCTGCAGTCAGCGACGTAACGGCAGGTGGCAAGCTGGTCTTGCCCTGCAAGTTCGTCAGCAGCGACGTGGCCGGCAAGGACGAGACGTTCAAGGCGCTGACAGCGCGCACCCTGGCCATGTACTGGCCGGAGTAGATACCCGGCACATCCACCGACTGCTCGCCAGTGCGCGGCACCTTGACCCACTCGCGCGAGCCCCAACGCCATTCCACGTCGTATGCAACCGCGCCTGGCGCAGCGTCCCAGCTGATGGTCATGTTGGTAACCGCGATGCCCTGCTCGATCACAACGTGCTGTGTCACGAACACTGCGCCCGGCGCAGCCTGCACGCCCACTGGAATGCCGCTGATTGGGCGGATATCCACCACAGCGCCGAAGTCGATGGCGTCAAACTTGCTCGGTTCGTGCTGGATGCACTCGAGCTGGTACTGGTGCCATTCCGGGCGCGTGATGTTGCGCACCAGAAACTGCATGGTTTTCAGGTCGTCGTATTCGAGTATCCAGCCGCATTCGGCTTCTGGCACTTCGCTGAAGCTGGCCGCCACAGTTACCCGCCGGCCGGCGAGCGAGGTGATAACGCGCGCCTCGGTCTTGCCGCTGGGCAAGTTCACCCGCAGCTTGGCACCGGTCGAAAGATCGATGTCGCGGTCAACGGTGATGACGCGCCCCGCCACCGCGCTGATCCGACCGCCGTTCGCACGACCGGCCAGCATGGGGTCAGCCACGGCAATGATCTGCCCTGTCTTCGGAATGCCGCCGTCCAGCCCAACGCGGAAGGTAGCGGGCCTTGTCTGCGTCTGTTCGGTGATCAGAGCGTATTGGCCTGCGCGCTGCGCCTGCCCGAGTGAAGTGCAGCCGTAGGCGTCCACCGACAGCTCGTTGACCGATCCAGATTCGGCCATCGCCACGTCATCAAAGACAGGCTCTTTGTCCGTCGCAAAACTCTGGTCCGGGTTGTCCCAGGTCACCATTGCCAGGTTGTGGCGGTCGCGCGCCCGGGTGCCCGAATACTGGATTTCACCGTTGTTCAGGATCTGCGACGGGTTGTAGGTGTATACCGGGTCGCCTGGCATGTCGGCGTTGAACGTGATCTGGCTGCCATCCCAGGTGCTCATGCCGTGGAAGATGGCCGACAGGTCCTGCAGCACCGCGTACGCATCTGCCTGCTTTTGCAGGTAGATATTGCAAGTCATCCGGGGGTGCATACCGCCCATGCCGTTTGGCACCATCTGGTCGCAATACTGCGCAATGCGGTACAGGTTCCAGCGGTCCACCATCGTGGCATCGATCCGGTGTCCGAGGCCGTAATACGGGTTCAGCGCAATGTCGTAGCACACCCAGGCCGGGTTATTCGTGTAGGCCTCTTTGAACGTACCGTCCCATATCCCGTTGCTGGTGCCCGCGCCAGACGTTGCATAGGTCCGCGTCTCCGGGTCGTAGTTGGTCGGCACGCGCACGATGCGCCCGCGCATCAGCACTGCAATCTTGGCGATATCGCCGCCGAACTGCTGGGCGTCATATTCAACGCAGCCCACGGCGGTGAGCGGAAATTCCTGATCGCTGTCTACGACCTCGGCCACCGCCTCGATGAACATGCTGTCCTGAATCAGCGAGCTGTTGGCTTCGGGTGTGATCCGGCGCACGCGCATAGTCCAACGGCTGCCCGCTGGCAGGTTGATGCGGTGACTGCGTTCGTACTTGGTGACGTTCTTGCGGTCTACGAAGTCCGCCAGCATCTGAACGAACGGCCCGCCATCAGTGGCCAGGTCAATCGCATAATCGACTCGCACGCCGTTGATGTTGCCGCTCTGGTCCTGCGACTGGAGTTGTGGCCAGCTGAGCCGGATGCGCAGCGCATCCAGAACCGGGTTATTCACGGTGCGCAGGTAGGGCGTGGTGCTGAGCAGCTGCTGGTTTACGTCAACTTCGTTGCTGGACTCGGCAATGCCCTCAAGACGCTGCTGGTTCAGCTGGCCATTGCGGAACTGCCACTTCACGCCCGGGAAGTTGACAGTGCCGTCTTCGGCCACTAACGGGGTTCCGTCGAGCTTCACGGAGCGCAGGCCGTCGACCGGGCCTACGATGGGTCCCCAGCTCCACAGATAGACGATCCGGGCGGTAGCGATCGAAGCCGTGCTGTTCGCTGCAATCGTCGGCTGCTTCTGGGTCGACTCGCCCCCTTTGGAACCTTGAACGACGAGTTTGCGTGCTGCGCCCATGCGGATCTCCAGGCAATAAAAAACCCGCCGGAGCGGGTTGGGTGTTTTGCGATATTTAAAGTTGGTCTTGGGTGTAGATGCCGCCCGATTCGACGGCACCGCCGATCTCTCGTTCGCCGTAGAGCACGGGATAAGGGTTGCCCTGGGCAACTGTGGTCACCGCGCCCCCAAAGCCATAGCTGGGGTTGTTTCCGTCGTCATTGTTGCTGCCGACGCTGGCGGGGGTCGTCGGCGAAAGCATCTGCACCACGCCGCCAAGCCCCGTCGCAGCACCTGCGCCGAGCAGGCCCAGGCCGAGCGCTGTACTCGTACCACCGGAGACAAGGCCGCCCACAACCAGCGCGACGCCCAGCACCACCTGGAACAGGCCAGCCTGCTTGCTACCTTGGATCAGCGGCACGATGCGGATATCGGTGTTGTCGCTGCCCTGCATATCGAACTCGGCCTCGCCGGCGTTGCGCTTGCCGCAGAAGACGCTGAACACCAAGCCACGCTCTTCGCCGGTACGCAGAAACTTCTCGAAGCCAGGCTTCATCGCGCAAAGGGCATTCACGGCATCGCGCACGCTGTGTACATCGATGCGGTACTCCCGGCCGAAATGCTTGCGCAGAACGCCGTAGAGCACGATGGTGCGCATGGTCATGGGGTGTATTCCTTGTGGCGAAGGATCAGTTTCACGCGGTTAGCCATCGACCAGCCGTAGACCTCACGGGCAGCCAGGCGACCGGGCATGTGGTGATAGATGAACGGACCAGACCCGCCCAGTGCCGGCGCGTCCTCGCTGTTCAGGCTGGCATCTGCCCCGAGGTAGATCGCGGCGTGGTTCGGGAAGTGGCAAGGCCTGCCCACGGTCGGGATCTGGAACACCAGCAGGTCGCCGCGCCGGGGCTGCTCGACTCGGACGAAACCGCAGGCCTCGTAGTTCTCTTCGTAATGGCTGGGGCTGTCCGGATCTTCCCACCACAGTTCCTTGCGTTCGAAGTTCGGCAGCGGCAGTGAGGCCTCGCGCGCGTACCAGTCGCGGCAGGCCGACCAGCAATCGAGCAGGCCATGCGAAAAGTCCCGGCCCAGCAAGGGTGCCTGGAAGCCGCTCGGCTTGAACCACTGAATGTCACCGCCAGGCCAGCCCACAATCGCCCAGGGCAATTCATGCAGCTCACAGCTGACCAGATCGGTCATGCTCGGTGTTGCGGCGCGGTCCGGGTGGCTGTGCACGATGGCCAGCACCTCGCCCCTGTCTTCTGCCGCCGCAGCGTCGTGCTTGTCGATCAGGAAGTGCTGCAGCGGGTTGGTGGCCACGTTGCCGCACGGTACGTACTCGCGCCCGGCCTCTGTCTTGATCAGAAGCCCGCAGGCCTCGGCCGGGTGTGACTGCTCGGCGTGCGCCCGCATGGCGTCCTGAAGCTTTTGATTGATTCGCATGGTTATCCCTTGGCGATCAGGCTTGCGCCCATTGAGCCGCCGAACCGGCGGGGACTGACGCCCAAACTGTGGCCGCTCCCCCAGCCCCCGCCACGGTCAAGCGCGGGGTTGTCGGGTGGCTCGCTGTTCTCGTCCCAATACGCGGGGGCCGGGTTGGCGGCGGGCTCCTCCTGGGATTTACCGCGCATCGCCCCACCGCCCCACTTGGCGATCTGCTGGGGCGGCGGGTTCTGGGCCTCCCCGTCGAC